TAGATAGTTTTCGAATCTTACCATTGTCAGGATCATCTTTGTTTTTTCTTTCATAAGGTTTATCCCAACTATCACAATGCCAATCATAGTATTGGTTGTGTTTATATTTTGTAAACTGACACGATTCAGATCTATCCCATTCAAAGTTCCAACCTGCATTTCTATTTGCTTCGTGAACGTATGGGTGTAATTCTTTGTATATCCAAGTATCATTAAGCCATACTAAATCTGACTTTCTTTTTCTTTGCATATTTTTAACTTGGTTTTTATCTAATTTTTTATCTCCATAGCCACCTGTTCTAGCCATAACTTCTTCTTGTGAATTTGCATAAGCTATTACATCATCACAAAACTTTGGTGTGAGTGCTGCAGGAAAATGCCAATAGTAATTAGATATATTCATAAGTTATAGTTTGTATAAAATTTAATGAATCTTTTTGATTGTTGGTTATGTAATACATATTAGTTGATGGAAACATTATAAACATATTGTTTTTAAGTTCTATGTCCCAACTTCTTCCTTTACGTCTGTTATCTTCATAGTGTATTCGAACCATACAATCTTTGACTTTTACACCATATAATAATGTAAAGTCTGGAGAGTTGCGTAGATCCACTGGATCAATATTTAATAAAGGAATAGTTGTTTCCGCAGGTTTATAGATATTTCCCCACGTTTCTTTGTTAATTAAACTAAAACCATACTCGAGATTAACGTGATCTCGCATATACGTATTTAACATATCCCAAGTTCTTGAGAATGGAAAATCTTTGTTTTGAATTACTGATTGTAAGATGTCACCTGATAATTTATCTCGGTCAATGTCCCAATCTTTAGGCATTGCCACATCACCATAATATAATGATTGCTCTGTTAAGACTTGTCTCTGCATACCACCACCATTTTTAATTTATGCTTTTGAGTCTGTCAAGTCCCAAGTTGTATTTGCTTCATTCCAGACATAACTCCATCTGTGAGTATCCGCTGTATTTTGTGATTCTTGTTCTGTAGTTAGTGCTGGAGCATCACCTATTGGTGATTTCCAAGAAGCTGATGCATTATGTTTTACCCAAGATGCATAAGGTTTTTTAGGCCAAAAAATTTGATCATCTTCGTCCCAAGTATAACCTATACCTGCATAATTTCCTCTAAATGCTTTTGAGTTATCACCAGAGTTATGTGTGCCACCAGATGTATTGTAAGATGTTTGAATCCACATTTGTGCAGGCCAATTATTATGTGTCTCTAAATATTGTTGTCCTACTGATTCATCTTCAACGCCATCAGCGTTATGCATATCAGAATTATTCAAAGTTAATACTTGAATAACTTTACTGTTTGATCCTAGTTTTGCAAAATGTGCCATAATTATCTCCTATTATATATTATAAATTTTAATCATTCAACTATTGGAATTTGTACCTTATTATTACTATACCAGATCCACCGGCTGCTCCAGCTTTTCCAGGATTAGAACCACCTCCACCGGCACCACCACCTAAATTAGTTCCACCATCATTTCCTCCTTGACCTGTAGCTCCACCAGCTCCACCACCGCCAGATCCACCTGAACCACCAGGATTAGTACCAGTAGGTGAGTCACCTCCACCGCCGCCACCGCCACCGCCAGCTCTTGCAACTGGTGATCCGTTTATTGAAGTTGTTGCACCACCACCACCATTTCCACCTTGTCCGCCAGGAGCGGGAGGTCCTGCAGAAGCATCTCCTCCATCATTAATAGCACCACCACCGCCACCGCCAGCAAAATTAGGACCAGCTGGTGATCCACCAGGTTGACCTTGAGGAGGACTAACGGGAGGTGTATTTCCAGCACCTTTACCTGGACTATTTACAGTTCCACCACCACCTGAACCACCAGGTTGTCCATTTTGTCTAGAAGCTACACAAGCTTGTCTTACACCACCACCGCCACCACCTGCTGATGTTATAGTTGAAAAAATTGAATTTGATCCAGGATTTGAAACACCTCCTCCTGCTGGACTTTCAGCACCACCAGCTCCAACTGTAATTGGATAAGCTTGTGCTGTAACAGTTACATCTGCTGATCCCTCTATAGGAGTAGCTGTATATGTATCTACTGGACTTTTATTTTCTCTATATCCACCAGCACCACCTCCAGCTCCAGCTGCACCTGAACCACCAGAACTTCCTCCACCATTACCACCACTACCACCACCGGCTATGACTAAATAAGAAACTATGTTGTTTGCTGCAGTTTGTGAAACTCTACAAACTGTAAAAGTTCCAGGACCTGTGAAAGTATGAATTTTAAAATCTCCAGAAGTTGTAATTGTACCACCTGTTGCTGCTAAATTTGGATTACCTGTTATATTACTTGTTGAATCCATAGTATTTTTCCAACCTTCAGTGTCATCAACATATACAAAAGTGACTGATTGTCCTTCTGTGCTTAAAGTGTTTGAAGCAGCAATTCCACCAATTTTTTGTGATCCATTAGGTGTAACAGTCAAAGCGTTTGTTTGAAATGTGTTTGTGTAATCTACAACGGATATAATATTACCCGCAGTTCCTGCTGGTAAGTTCATTGTAAAAGCACCACCAGAAGTGTTTGCAAAATAACCTTCTCCATTGGCTGCAGTGAATGTAGCTGTTTTAATGCTTCCTGTTTGCCAATCTACTGTTCCTGTTCTACCAAATCCTGATTGTGAAGCTCCACTTGCAAGTGATATTGTATCGCCTGAAGCACCTATAGTAATTGCAGTTCCAGATTGACTTATAATTACACCACCATCTGCTGCTTTTAAAGCTGCAGATTTTAAATCTCCAGATACTGTTAAATTATTATTTACTGTTACTGGAACACCTGCTGCTACTGCTACTGAATCTCCAGAATCACCAACAGTGACCGTGCCACAATTTGTTCTTGGACTAATTTTATTTACTTTTACTTCACTCATAATTTACCTATTGAAATTTGTACCTTATTATTACTATGCCAGATCCACCAGTTCCACCTACATTTGTAGGAGCTGGTCCTCCTACACCAGATCCTCCAGCACCACTTCCTGTATTTGCAGTTCCGTTTTGTGCTCCTGGACTTGGGTTTGGTGTATAAGTTCCTGCTCCGAATGGAACACCCGCAGGTCCTGATGATGTTCTTCCTCCTCCACCACCAGCTCTACCTACAGCAGAACCTGTGATTGAAGAAGTGGCTCCAGCTCCTCCTGGATTACCATTTACTCCTGCTGATGTAGCTCCACCACCACCTGCTCCATAATCACTTGAATTAGGTGCATTTCCACCAGGAGTTCCTTGAGGTGGACTTACAGGAGGTGTATTACCAGCACCACCAGCTCCTCCACATCCTCCGTGACTTCCTCCACCACCGGATCCTCCAGCACTTCCAACGCCAGGAGAATTTAAAGTTCCACCTTTACCACCTCCTGCAGATGAAATTGATGAAAAAGTAGAAGTGATTCCGTTTCCTCCAGCTCTACATCCTATAATCGCTCCTTGGCCTCCACCACCTATTGTGATGGGGAAACCTGTGGCTGTAACTGGTAAAGCTGCAACGCAAGCACCTAATGGTGATCTTGTATAACCTCCTGAAACTGAACCAGAAGATTCTCTATAACCTCCTGCTCCACCTCCACCACCTTGGTCGGAACCTCCGCCACCACCACCAGCTATTACTAAATAATCTACCGTATTAGAACCTGCTGAATTACCCACTGCCGAAACAGAAAATGTGCCTGGACCTGTGAATGTATGAACTTTAAAGTCTGTACAAACAGTTGTTACTGTTCCACCTGTTGCTGCTATAAAAGCTGGTAATTGTCCTGTTTCTGTATCTTCTGCATTTTGAACATTAATCCAACCTTCAGTACCATCTACATAAATTAAAGTTAATGCTTGACCATTTACATTTAATATTAGGTCTTGTGCAATACCACCTATTTTTTCTGATCCATTAGGATTAATAGTTAGATTATTTGTAGCAAAAGTTCTTGTGTAATCTGAAACAGATACGATTGCACCTGCTGATCCTGCAGGTAAGTTTACTGTAAATGCTCCACCGCTTGTATTACAAAAATATCCTTCACCACTAGCTGCAGTAAAGGTAGCTGTCTTAATACTTCCTGTTTGCCAATTAACAGATCCTTCTCTACCAAAACCTGTCTGTGATGCACCTGATGCTAAAGAAATAGTATCTCCACTTGCACCTAACGTAATTGTTGTACCACTTTGGCTTATAATATTTCCAGCGTCTGATGCTTGGAGAGCATTTGACTTAACCACATTACCTGATGCAATTACATTTGCTCCAGTTA